AGGGTCGTTGACACGCGGTTGTCGGGAGTCTGAAACGACGCCCAAGACGGGTATGCGGCTCCTACCTTGTAGGCTGACGAGGCCGCGGAAAACTCGATCTTGGCGTATGCGTCTTTCCCAGCGGCTGGAGCAACCGCCGTTAGCGGGACGAGGGCAGTGTATCTACCGGTGACTTCGTTGAAGGTAGTCAACGCCCTCTTAACGTCGCCACCAATAGCCTCACGGTACGCAATGGTGACACTGCCGCTTGCCGACACGCCGTACTGGTGCGTTGTGGTGAGCGTGCCGTTAGTGATTGTCGCGCCAGACCCAGCGTTGTAGGTCGTGGGAGCGGTTGATTCCTTGTAGCCATAGACCGCAGGGTCAACCACAACCGTGCCGACGGCGAAGAAGCCCGTCCCGATTTGTTCGTTGCTGACCGTGAGGGTTGGCACCGATCGGAAGTTCGAGCCACCGTCAACAACGTCGATGGCGACGATCGCCCCGGCTTGCACCACTGCCCGCAGGGAAGCGTTGCGGTCGGGATTGCCATCGCTCACCGTGATGACCGGAGGGGTGTAGTAGGACGTTCCGCTGCTAAGAACGTCTACCCGCTCGATGAACCACCCGTCACCAACTGGAGACACAGACGGTGCGACAGTCGGGGCCGGCATCCCGAAGTCAATCGACTTGTCGCTGATTTCGTAGCGGAACGTCTGCGGCGTGATGCCGCCGCCGAAGAAGGCGTAGATATGCCCAAACCGATCCTGGCAGATGGACGGGCGAGTCTCTTTCGTGCCTGCCGTCTTGAAAATCTCGCTGTTTGACCAGGACGAGCCGGAGTAGGTGAGGTGTTCGAGAGTCACATACTGATTCGTGGAAGCACCGTCGCCGAAGGTGAGGCGACACGAAATGAGGCGATCGTTGGCACTCTTGCCGTCCGTTGCCCGGTAGAGCGACAGCATCGCCCCGGCAGTGCCTTGGTAGACCAGGGACATTCCAGGCCGTGGGGTCAACTGCCCAGGCTTTCGCACCTGGAGGTTGTTCTGATCGACGGCACCACCGGGAGGAACCGAATACGGCGAGGCTGCCGTGACTAAGCCAACCCACTTCTCAATGTTCATAGGGTGTCCGGTAGTTGTGCAGACTTCCAGCCCATAGAGCGGAAGGTCGGGAAGTCGAGATGCCGCGGGCGGCCAGACATTGGCGAGACAACGTCGGCTTCCATCGCCAATCGCAAATCACGGTTGAAGAGAGCGACGGCGTCCTTCGCACTGCGGCCGGCCAACCTGGCGTACCACATTTCCGCCGCGGACAGGATTGCCGTATACATCTGCGGCGAACAGTCGATGAGGTCAGAAATGGCGTACTTGACGCCTGCCACTGTGGTGCCGGAGTCGGCAAGCGTCAGGGCGTTCGTGGCAGACCGGGCTGCGATGAGCCGCTCTTGCTGGTACGCCGTCAGCGATCCGAGGGGGTCGGCATCGGCGGTGGCTGACCCAAATCGAATCACGCTACCAACGCATTGAGTCGGGAAGTCGGTGCCTGTTCCTGTGACTGCGGTGCCGTTTACGGACACAGTCCCTTGGCGGCAAATCTGCTCATAGCCCATCAGCCGAATGTCTGACGGCCGATAGCGGTAGGTGTAGTGCAGCACCGTGCCACCGATCGGAACGCCAACGAATCGAATCTGGTAGCGATCTGGTGCAGTATCTGACCGCATTATGGTGTAGTAGTACGGCTCTCCCGCCCCCCGCGTGTTGATTTCCAGCCGCTGCCACTCCTGCGGCGACAGGAAGCAGTGCAGCGTGCCAACGACATTGCTGACCAGCGCGTCGATGTCCTTGAGTTCCAGCGGCAAATCGTAGAACGTCTGGCACCTGACCGTCACTGGCGTGGCTGCCGCCTTCGAGGTCGAGGCGGGGCGATCCACCGTGATGACGTTGCCGGCCTTCGAGACAACCCGAATAGCAAGGTCGAAGTAGCCGGGGTCAACGTAGACGAGCCGCCCAACCTCGAACCCCGTGGCGTTTGCAACCGTGATGGTGTATTGCCCGGCGACAATCCCCGTTGAGGTAACGGTGGTTGTAACCTCGTTGGTCGTGATGCTTCCCGTCTTGGTGTGCCAGAGCCAATCGCGAACCTGGAGTACCTCGCGGACGCCGTGGAGGACGGCACCGCGGATGGCGTGATGCTCGCCGTCCTGCGCGCCGCCGCCCGTGGTGGTCAATAGGTGGTAAACAACGTCTTGGGCGCAGAACATTTACTTGCTCGTTCGTTTCCAGGTTGGGGCGTATTTGTCGATGACGAGTTCTCGAATCTCGCCAGCCTTTTTGCCGGGGTGACGCTTTCGCTCAATAGCCGAGAGCCTCTTCATCGCCTGCGCTCCGATCGGCACTGACGGGGTCGGCGGCAACTCCACCCGCTTGTGCGTGACGGCTCCAGTGACGTTGAGATTTCGCTCTGCGGCCACCTTTTTTATGTCCGCGGCCGAGTCGATCCAGGCAGCCGGATCGCGGTGCGCCCGCCCGTCCGCGAGGCTCGAACAGTAATACTTCCCGCTAATCGAGATTCCGGCGGCCTTTGCTTCCCTGACGATCCTTGACGCCATATCTGGTGCCATGTCGTTCAGCCACTCCCCGTTGTAACGCCGCTCCATCAGCGTCCGGTCGGTTCCGCGCAGACCTGGGGGCTGTTGCAGCACCACCATTGCGGCCCACTTTTCCCCGTACTCCGATGACAATCTCTCGAACGTGGCAACCGCTTCGGCTCCCAGGATTCGGATTTCGCTTGGCACGACGCTCATATTTCACCAAGTAGTCAACGGCCTTGGAAAGTTCTTTCAGCGAGTCGCCAAATATTGCAAGGCCGTAGTTGCAACGTCGGCACAGCCACCCGCGAATGTTATTACTGGCGTGGCAATGATCGACGCACTGCCCAGGCTGGCCGCATATCTGGCAAAGGCCGCCGCAATCATGTTGAAGTTTCTCCCATTGCCGGGTGGTCAGTCGGTATCGCGTCCAGAGGTTTGATCGCCGCTTACTCTCGGACTTGCTCACCCGGCTAACTCCGGCGGTAGTTGTTCAACCTCCCCCACCGGCGCGTCCTGGCCCGGCTCTGCGGGAGGGGTGGGCAGACCGGGCGGCGCGGCCGGCGGGGGAGGGATGAGGTAGGGGTCGGCATTGATATCGAGCGAAGTAGCCCAATCAGAGATGAGGCTATTGAAGGGCTGGACAAGTCCGCTCGAAGCCAGCGGTGCAAGGATCGGGGCGAGCGTCTGCACGGCGAGTGTCATTTGCTCGACGCGGCTTGCCTTGTTGGGTTTCCTCGCGCTGCCAGCCTCGACGCGGAATAAGAAGTCGCGGGAGAGGGATGCGAGGTCGCGTTTCGCAACGTGCCTTTCCCATGCAATGGCACCCATCGGCCCAAGAATGCTGGCAACGTCACCAGATTCGAGCAACCAGCGGGCGGCGAGAGCCTCGCGACGCGACAGAGCGGACATAGCATTTTCCAACTCGTTCGCCATGTTGTCGGGTCTGATACTCACGTTCTCCTGCTTGATCGTCGCCTCGGCGGCCGATCGGAACATGGAACGTGTGTAGCCCTGCACCAACTCTGTCAGGCCGGTGCGAATCGCGAACTGTTCGGCCACCGCGGTGAGAATGTCCCACAAGTCTTTCGTGACTTCCGGCATTCTGAAAACGCTAATAACGTCCTCAATCCGCCGGCCTAGCAGTTCCGCCAACTCGACTACCTTGAATCCTCCCTCACTGGGCGCGAGGAGTTGATCCTTGAGTTCCTGGTCGGCGGCCTTCTGTACGGCGAGGATGGTTTCGCACGAAGTCGCAACGCGGCTGGCGAGGAAACTCATTCCCCAGTTCAGCATTCGCAACTCCCCGATTGCGGGTTTGATATGGCTGATCGGCCATGCGTAACCGGGTTTGGTATGGAATGCCAGCGGGGTGAAAGGCCAGCCGTTCGGTTCAACGTAGTACGGAACGGGCCATGCCGTCCGTACCAGGAGACTCTGGGGCAGCCCGGTCTGCGGATCGACCTCTTCCTCCATTACAGCGGGAGGCATATTCAAGGGGTACTCGACCCCTTCGCAGATGACGAGGTAAACGTATTTACCAACCGCGTCAAAAATCCCCTTCGACTCTTTCGGGGCGTCCTTGAATCGGTCGCCCAACCCACACTTCGACCACACTTTGTAATAGGTGACTAGCCGCTGGGTCTGGCCGGGCTTGCGCTTGTTCGTCCGCGGCTCGTTGTCAGCCTTGATTTCGGCGTTGCCGTCCAGGTGCTTTTCCAGGTCGCCCTCTGGAATCTGAAACTGAGCGGCAACCTCTTCGAGCGGGCGAATGCAGCGGCGAGCGCACCACTGCATATCGTCCATGTTGTCGAAGTCGGGGTCGATTAGTAAGTTGTCAACCGTATCGTAAAACGAGCCTACAACCCGCACCGGTTCGCCTGGGGCATCGAGCGTAACGAGTTCAGTCCAGAGCGTACCCATCCCCTTCATCAACGCCTCGTCAACCATCTTGCGAGACTGACGCTTCAAGTCCAGGTGGTCGGGCGTGAAGTTGAGGTAGGCTTCGATCAACTGCCGCGAGATTTCGCGGCTCATCCGTCCCTCGGCGTCTTGCTGGGCGAGAGCCATCAGTTCTTGCTGCTCTGGCCCCATCATCGACATATCCTGCGGAAGCCCATACGCTTCGGCAGGGAGGTCTGGCTGTTGAGTCAGTGTTACAGTGCGAACCGGATTCCTGTGATAAATGACACTTCCAAAGGTGTCGATGAGTTCAAACACCTTGTTAACCTGCATTCTGAATGCGGGCGGCGCAATGCTGGTGTTGTAACCCTTCTCACCCCTGGAGTAAGAGTTCGACCACATGGAGTTGTGGTCGGAATCGTAGAACATCGCAGCCTCTTTGCCGTCATCGGCAAATGGCTTCTTATATTTCAGCGCAGCCTCGAACTTCTTAGTCCAGGTGCGAACGAGTTGCCGGAGAGGGTTACTTTCCGGCAGGCTTGGCGTTCTGGTTTCCATGCTTCGCTAGTTCTTGGAGTTGCTTCGTGATAGGGGCGTAATCCCAGCAACCAAACTCATGCCAGCCGGGGTTTTCGAGAAGGGCAGGATCGTCCTTGTGGTGGACGCTGGTTTTGTAAACGAACCCACCCAGCGAAAACGCGAGAAGGTTAATCGCAGACTCGCCACGATCGTCCTGCACCCACCCCAGCACCGGAGTGGAGAAGTTGCTGATATCGTGCGAGAAAAGTACCAAGTCGCCTGGGCGGGGTTTCGGCATTACAAAATCTGGCATTAGTTGATTCCTCCTTGTGGGCCTAGATTAACATAAGCCCGGCCATCCTCACCTAGTCGCTTTTTCCGTTTTTCCATCCATTTGATCCACCAAGGATCGACTTGGTCGCGGATGGGCGGCTTGTGATAAGAGGGGCGGTATGCCGCGAGGTATTCGAGGCACTGGCAAGCATGGACTTCACCGCGGGTATTGGGCTTGTCGGTAACAACCGCCACGCCGCTGATGTAGTTGGTGATTTTGCGATACCGCTTGATTTCCCTCTCCAGGTCGGTCGCAGCCCCGCGGAGGATGCGGATCGTCGGCGTCCCGCTTGGGCGGATATGGAGAGCCGTCCTGGTGGCTTCACAGCGGGCGATGATGTCATCGCAGCCGGCCAGGAATGACGATCCAGTGACTTCGGATCGCACCTTCCACTTCGTCAGTTGCTCGGTGTATTGCTCCACTGGCAGCCGGCCGGAGCCGATGTCGCGGAGCCGGCCACCGTGGGCGTCGATCAAGAATGCGTAGAAGTGGTCATTGCCCACCTTCTTGGCGAACTGCTCGCCAAATATCACGGCGTTGGCTTGCCGCAGATATAGCGAGTCATAGACCAACCAGAAGTCGCCCTCTGGAGGAACAGCCAGGAAGAGGCAGGCCGTGACGGCGTGGCCTGGGTCGATGACGGCGTAGCGGCACCAATCGGGAGGAACCTGACCGCCCGGCAAATCGGCCCGGTCAAACCCGTGGATCGCCATATCGAAGTTGGGGTAGACCAGCACCGAATCCACGGTGAAGTCGCCCTCGCTCCGCATTCGCAATACATCGTCACCCGATGCCGCCCATCGAGCGATGGAGAGGGCCTTCTCTTCGGGATTCAGATAAGGGTTATCCAAAAAGCGCAGGCGGAACAGACGAATCGAAGACCTGTCACCTAGTTCCGCCTCGCAAGCATCAGCCCGTTCTTTCAGCGATAGTAAGGCATTGTTGGTCGAATGCGGCATAGCCGACCACCGAAAGCGGCCCCGGCGGTCAACGATTCTCGCTTGTAGTTCGCCGATCCAACGCTCAT